GGATTTAATCCATCTGCTTCAATATCAAAAACCAATTTCTTCATTGTCAAATGTGTCCTCCGCATGTACTTCAAATAATCTACCAGTCTCAGGATTATACTGCAATGCACAAGCTAATCCAGTATCTCCAGTATATCTAGACTTCAATACTCTAACCTTAGTAGTGTTAGCTTCTTTAGGGTCAGTAGCTTGTTGATTTCTTTCTAAAGCAATAACACAATCAGAAAGCTGTGCTATGCCTTGTGAACCTTTAAGGTGACTCAATGATACAGTCACACCTTTTTCGTGTCCTCTGTCGCCTGTAGCTCGTCTTAAATGCGATACTAGAATCAAACCGACATTCGTTTCTTCAACTAAACTACGCAGTCTATTCATTAGGTTATCAATACCTCTTCGTTCATCGCCTTCGGTTAAGACATTGACAAGCATATGTAAGTGGTCAACCACGACCCATTTACACTCGCAACCTACAATCATGTATCGTAGTTTCGCAAATATCTCATCAATGTCTGTCGCACCCAAATGTGAATGAATGAATACTCTATTCTTCTGTATTACCTTATCGAACAAAGCATTTAAATCTTCTTCGGAATAACTATCTCGTTTCTCATTGAGATACAGTCTATCGTTTGCTTCAATAGATATTAAACCGTCTGCAGTTCTAAGCCAGTTCTCTTCAAGAGCAATAATACCTACATTATCTTTAGTAGTTTTAATTAGCCAATGCTCAAGCTCTCTAGTGACTGAAGACTTACCGAGTCCAGTTCCACCAGTAAGAGTCACTAACTCACCTCGTCTTAATCCATATAGTTTCTTATTAAGTCCTTCCCAAGGATAAGCAATACTTTCTTTTACTTCTCTGTTAAGCCAGTTATCTTTTTGACTAGACAATTCCATAATACCTGATGGAGTATAAGTCTTAGCTTCCCACCAAGCTTTAGTAAAGCCTTGAAATTCTTTTTGTTTGAGCATGTCATTGGCATCTTTGTAGCCATTGGGTAAAGTCATTATCTTTACCTTTCCGGGTTTTAATATACGGGCAACATTTCGTGAAGCTTCTCTACCTGCCTTGTCATTATCAAAACAAAGCACAACATTATCAAAGCTTTCAACAAACTCTATGCTTTCTCTAATGTCTTTTACTGCTCCTGCAGCACCTCGTTTAAGAGATACGACTGCCCACTTACCTTGAAAGAGTTCGTCTACTGCCATAGCATCGCACTCACCCTCAGTAATGGTCAGATATTTACCACCAGTATTTCTGTATAACTGTTCACCAAATAATCCAGTACCTTCAAATGTACCTTTGGTTGCAAAGTTTTTATCCGCAACAAATCTTGTTTTAGTTATGGCTACTTCATTGCCATTAAAGTATGGATATATATGTTGCGTTATATCTCCATTTCTATTTTTAATAACACGAACTCCAAACTTCTTAGCTGTCTGTTCAGAGATGCCTCTGTCTGTAAGTTCGCCATAGATTCCAGTATAGGATTCTAAAAATGTATTGGTTGGTTTCTGTGTTGTTTCCACTATTCTGCCCTCACTTGCAGTTTCATAATCGGTAAAAAATGTTGAACAACTAAAGCAATAAGCCGAGTTGTCAGCATTAATTGATACGGGGTCAGAGCCACCGCACTTAGGACAAGGTTGCCTATGTTTTACAAATTTACTTTTATCTTGATTCAATTCTATCTCCAAAATGATAGCTAGACTAGGAACAAATAGAGGTCCTTAAAAACCTAGTCTAGCTAAATTGTTATTAACTGTCTTGTGTTTCAGTATCTGTTGGTACTTCTTCTGTTTCAGATTCCTCTACTTTAACACCAGACTTATCAGCATTAATTACTTCTACAATTCTAGTAGAGAAATAATTAATAGCCCCTTGAGTTTCTTCAAGGTCTAAAGTCTGTGCAGCTTTCTTTTGATTTAGTCTTTGTAGTCTACCAAAGATTTGCTTACCTTCTTCAGGTAAATCTTCAATATAAACATTAACATCATCAATGGTAATGTAAGGTCTTTCTTGTCCTTCCATTAGAATTCCTCGCCATCAGCTAATAGTTCAGCACCATCAGCGTTCTTATATTCAACAAGGTCTACAACTTGTACAGCTTGTAAGTCAAGTCCTATATAAGGACCAAATTTACCCTCACCACTATACTCATTGTATTGAACTCTAACCTTAGAGCCATTACCAACAGCAACATTTATTTCTTGCTTGTCTTTATCTAAAAGTCTAGGTGCAGGTCTGGTTATTCCATTAGGACCATGTACCTTTCTTTTGATAACTAAAGCAGGACCTTCATCGTGCTGTTTTACTTTATGACCCCTTGAAGCAAAGTCATTCGCAATCTTTTCATCAACAATTAAGTCGATAGTATAGACTGGCTCAAACTTTGTGTTTGGAGTCGTTATACTTGCCCATTTTACTGAGCCTTCTAATATAGCCATAGTGTATTACCTCCGTTTAGCTTATTAAAATTCTGTGAGAGTTTTGAGCCAACCACTCTCTGAGTTGTGGATAGTACCAAATCAAGCAACTTAAATGGAGATAGAGAGGGCTTCTTGATTACTCGTTCCTTTAATCTATCCATTGTTAATTCGTTAGTTGTAATTCTAGAGGAAAACATTTTTGCTGTCAAGCATTATCTTCCTTGTCCTCGATATTTAGTTTTTTGTTGCAGTCTTTTATGTTTGTTCATGTGCTTGGTAGATTTTTTAATCTTCCTGCCACGACCTGCCATGCCTTGAGAAGTTGCCTTCTTGACATGTTTAATTAAGACTGTCTCTTTTCTCTGTGCCATCTAATCTGTATAGTTCCTCAATAATTAAGTGTTCGTCTTTGATATTACCTCTAGCTTCTTTAAGAGCCATCAAGTCTCCATCAAAAGTAAATGATTCGTCTGTCTCTTTATTGACGACAGAAATAATGTCTGTCACTCCTGCCATAGAAACAAGATTATCAAACGCTTCTAGCGTAGAGTAAGCAAAAGTTTTTATTTCATCTTCTTGATTGTCTATGACAACCTTACATATATATTCATACATTTAGTACCTCTTTTAGTTTGTTATAAGTTTTAATTTCGGGATATTTTTTTAACTGTTTCAATAGCCATCTATCTGACATAAAAACTAAGGTAATCCCTTTAATACCTTTCATATAATTATCTTCGGGTAATAATCCCTCAACATTATCAACAGTAATTTTGTCTGCTTCCTCTTGGGGTAGCAAACTCTTTAGCCATTCAACCTGAATGGGTCTAATTCTTTTCTTTAATTCTTTAAGTTTTTTCTTGTTCAATTTCTATCACTCCATCATCAAACATATCTTGAAGAAATGTTTTAGCATTGTCTAAGATGACTGCTTTGACATAATCTTTATCCTCTGCCTCAACAGTCACGGTTTTTAATTTACCAATATAAATTACGAACTTCATATTCGTTCCTCTGGATAATAAACTTCCATGTAGATTTTTTCTACTGCATCCTTATATTCTAATTCAGATAAACTAGAAATATTTAATTGTTTTAATCTACTTTTAAATTGATAAAGTTTTGCTTTGTGTTCTCTATCTACTTGCCAACTTGCTGGTGTCATTTATTACCTCAAAATAATTTTTATAATCTAAACAAACAAAAGATTCAGGCTTGATTCCTTCCTCTTGCTCAATATAATTTTCTAATTTAACAATATTATTTTCTAAAAAATCAGAACAGTTTTCTAAATTCTTAAATTTAAAATCAAAAATATAAGCATCAATACCATAACCAGTAAAATCGTCTAAACTTAATATCGCTATTATAACCCATGAAGCAATCATACTACCTCCAGTTCTTCTTGTAGTTCCTCAATAGTCTTAGGAATATTTTTATTATACCTTTTTTTATAAAAAGATAAACCCTTATCAAGAGCTTTTCTTTTTATTTTACTTTCTGCGACATGACATTCCCATGTTCTAAAATCTTTTTGTCGGCAAATATCTTGCCACTTTTTGATTGAAAGTTTTCTAAAGTTTCCTTCACTAGAAAATCTAATATATACCCACTTGCGACCAACAGAACGAACAGTAGCTTTACGATAGCCACAACCTTCTCCTCTTAGTCCAGTCTTTATATCATCGTGATAAAAATAATAGTGTTCCATAATTACATTCTATAAAAATATACATCCCATTTTACTGCGTACTTTAGTGGGCAAAATGGAATTGTCCTGCGATTGTAGTTAGGATTTTTTCTACCCCACCTACCTTGACACTTAACATAATGGTTAGTAAGTCCTAACTTATTAGTGTAAGCTATTGTTTTTCTTAGCTTTTTTAGTTCATCTAACCCTTCTGCTTTATCTTTATCATTAGGATTAAATACAGTAAAAGCATAACTGTCTGTGCGATATTTATTCATGCTTTCTCCTTCAAATGTTTTTTAATTAAATTTTCCATAGATTTCTCAACCTTCATAATCTTTTGTTTATCAATCCACTTGTGTCTATCTTTAATCTCATAGATTTCAACACCTTCAAAGCTACTATCATCAACTCTTCGCCACCAATCTATGACTCTTTTTTTAAAAGGGAATAACTTCACATCAGTATTATCATACTCCACATGAACTGTACCTGCGATATAATCTTCGGCTACAGTTATCCCTTTATCTATTAGTTTAACTTCCACTCTTTACCTCCTATTTTTGTGAAAAATTCTTCTAGTTCTTTTTGTTCTTCCTCAGTTGGTTTGAAGTGAGGATTTAAAAAATACTCTTGCAACAATGTACCTTTTTTATAGCCCTCCATTTACTTCCTCCTCGTCTATTGACTGCCAATCTTTATCATAAAAGCCTTCTCGGTCTGCCCACTTCCAATCAGTATTATCTGACTCATCACCATCTTCTGCGATAATAGTACCATCTTTTAAAGTAATAAATAGTTTTACCCATTTACCTACTTCTATGTTATCAATCTCTTCAATTTTAAATTTGTATCTCTTAGCAATATCTTCAATATCCCAAGTGACAGCAGTGTTATACATTGCTTCTACATATCTAACTTTAGTTGTCATGCTTCCTCCTCATCTTCGTCAATAATTCTATATTCCCACCAACCATTAGACTCATAAACTCCATCTTGAAATGCTTCCATTTCTTCAATGGTTTTAAAAGTATAAGTTTTGGTTTCTTCTTCGTTTGTTCCCCACACAATAGTTAGGGAATAGTCTTTTGCTTTCATGCTTCTTCCTCCCATTTAAGATACCTCCATTCACTCATAATTTCTCCAACTATTAAATCCAAAGTACGAAGCTCACTCTTAGTAGGCTTGTCAGGATTTTCAAATTGAAAGAAAATATCAAGCTCATGTGGGTCTATAATATGTCCTTTGTCTTTTATGTATTGGAACTTTTCTTCTACAGTCATGCTATAGATTTGTTGTAGTTCCATTTCTTTTTCTTCTGAAATGTTTATTGCCATGTTTTACCTCAAATTGTTTTTAACTATATGCCAACACTTAGCTACATATTCTGCATCTTGTGTGTCAGCCTCGCCTTCATACTGAGCAATAAAATCACTGATGACTTCATCAACAACTCCTAATGCTTCTGATACTGAACGAGGGTTTTCATACCTTTGATATTCACAGTGGATTATTTCTGCCATATTTATTTACCTCTATTTTATTTCTTTTAATTAAACTAGCTCTGATATTATCAAGAGTCTTTTCAGTCACTTTACCATTGTGTTTGACTTTCATTACTCTACTTCTGGAGACTCTTCAAATCTTTTTTGAACTACCAGATGAATTAAATCATCATGTGATAACTTATCTTCGTAAGCATCTTTATAAGTCATACCAAGTTCTTCTAACAAATCTTGTGCGGAAAAGTTAGAAGAGATTACTTGCATTTCTAAATGCTCTTTGAGTCTTTCATTGTGTTCGTTAGACATTTATTTTTTCTCCAATTTTTCTAAGCGTTCTACTATATCTTGTAAACGGTCATTAACCCAATCACTAACCAGTTCTTCTACTTGACATTCTATATCGTAAAAAGTTGGTCTTTCATTTAACTCGGACTCATTTGAGTTAGTTAAATCTCTTACTTCGTTTATGTCTTCTTCACAATTATCAATACAAGTAGCAAGGTCTCTAATCTCAGTAAAGACTCTATCTTCTATATAGTCGTCAAGTTTAATTAGCTTTCTTAAAAAGTCAGCTACCATTTGTCTTAAATATTTCATATTTACCTCTTTATTTATTTAAGTTAGTTAAAATATATTCGCCACTATCTATTTTCATTTGAGTCACACCTTTGTTCTCACCTAAAAACATATTTCTGTAGCGACCAGTAGTGACAGAATAATCCCAATAGTGTTCATCAAGATATATTACACCACTATCCATTCTCTTAGCTATGATTGAGTTATAGCTTTGCAAATAAGTTGCATCATCAGTTTCTATTTCAAACTGATTAGCGACTGACCTGCCACTATTACTTTTCATGTTTCTTACTTTTACCATTAATACCTCCATTAATTTTAATAGTTTTAGTTTTACTAGACTCAACATTCTTTTTTAAAGGTATGCCTTGTCTAATTCTGTCCATCATTTCCATGTGTTCTTTCATTGTCATAGTCATTTGGTTTCCTCGTCTTGTTTTTTATTTAAGTCTTCTAAAAAATTTAATGTCTCAACTACCTCATTTAATAAGTCTGTGTGTTGAGAGTATTGTCTTAAAAACAACACTGCTTTTGCTTCATTAGGTTTCATTTGGTTTCCTCATCTGGTTTTAATTCATCTATTAACTCCCACATTTCTGCCGAGAGCTGTATTAAACTAGGAGCTTCTGGCTCTATCCTAACTCCCATAGGTACTGCATTAACAGTTTCATCTAAGAATGCCATAGCTTTATCTAGTTCTTTCCATTGTTCATAGGGTAATTTTATTTTTTCCATTCTTTTATATACTCCTCAAGTGTTCTTTGGTTAGCCCAATTTACATAAGCTTCATTTATTCTATCAGTTCCGACAAATACATCTACATTTACTCTCCAAGTATAAATGCTTTCTATCCAATGTTTTTGGATTTCTAAAGTATTTATTAACTTAGCTTCAGCTTCACTCTTACTTTTAGCAAATATAAAAACTGTATGTAAACCTTCAAAGTCATCAGAGTCACGATATAGTATTCTGTATTCATGCATAGTTGTTATCATTTAGTTTCCTCCTTTTTAACCTCTTTAAATTTAAAAGCCTCTACATCTCTATACTTAACATCAGACTTTAAAACTACTAATAGTTTTTCGTATGCTTCTTCTAAACTATTAGCTTCTATCTCGTCATAATAAGTGACAATATATTTTTTCATTTTTTATCCTCATCTTTTTCTACAGTAAATTCACAACCTATTTCAGTATTTAAAATACTTTCTACATTTGCATGTACTAAATCCCCACCATTTTCTAAGATGTAAATTTGTACATCATCATTTTTATCAAACTGTTTTAAAGTTTTAATTAGTTTTTTAACTTTCATTTTTTTCCTCGTTTTTTATTAATTTAAGTTTTGGTTTAAGTCTTCTAAGTTTCTCCTCTGCTCTTTTACTAACCTCATCTATCTTCCGCATAGTCCTTGAACAACTTGCAAGATATTTTATTTCGTCTAAAGCAAAGTCTAACATATCATCTTCTAAGTCTTTAAATACTCGAGCTACAGCTATCGCTTCTTCTTCTGTCAATACTCTAAACTTCATTCGGTATCTCCTTTGGATAAGTTTTAGTTCCTAAATTTGTATTTTCAATGTAAGTTCGAGATTTACTATCCCATTTGTATAAATGAAAACATCCTAATCTATCTAGCTTTGTTCTTAAAGATTGACTTAGATACTCTTCACAATCAAGTACATTGTCTTCATAAAATAAATTATCTTCTTCATCATTAAAAACAAATCTTTCATCTATTAATTCATTTAATTCTTCCATTGAGTTAGAAGTATAGTAAGGAATATAACTTGTGTATGTATCTTGTAATAAATATTTTTTTATTATCAAATCATCATTACCTTCCCACCTATCTTTTCTATCACAATGACCTTCTTCATACTTATCAAGTTCTTCTAGTGATACAGTATTCATGCTTTACCTCTAAGTTCTTTCATTTCTTTTCTAAATAATCGGATAGCTTCTCTTTTAGTGTAAAAGTAATAGACTCTTGTTTCCCAATAGCCATTAACAATATCACATATTCGCCAAGCCCCTTCATTATTTTTATCTATGATTTCATCCATTATTTGTTCTCCTTGTTATAAAGCCATAAATCTACTGGAAAAATTTCAAAGTCATCTAACTCCTCTGGCTCGTTTCCATCACCAATCCTTTGTTCATTATTTTCTTTTAACCATTCTTCAGGGTTATCTGTAAGTGCGACAAATTCTGTTTCGCCATAAGAATTTATGTAATCAATTTGATATAGTTTCATTGTTCCTCCTCTACTTCAAATTCAATGTTAGATAAATTTAAACTATCATTAACTTCATCTATTGCTTCTTCATAAGTTTCAGCTTCTACTTCAAACTCAAACTCGCCTTTAACTATAAATCTTTTCATGCAACCTCCTCGTTTATACCTAAAACTTCTACTCCAACATCTTCAATAAGTTCTTCAAGTAATTCTACGACCTCTTTATTTTTAAGAGGTGTCGTGTAATCTACTCCATAAAACTGAGGAATATCTACTGAGTAGTGGTGTCTATCGTATGCCCATGTAAAGACATCTTCGACAACACTCTGTGCGTATTCAAGGTCAGTAAATCTACCAAGCGTTTCTAAACCTTCGGGATTAAAATAACCTAAGCATTCAGTTGCCCCATTAAGAGCATGAGAACACTCAGCCAATAATTGACAAAGAGTATTTAACTCTCTGAATTTTTCTACTTTATCAATAACACTTAACATTTATACCTCCTTTGTTAGCTGTTATACCATAGGTCGAAAGCTTCTACAGTTTCGACAATATTTTCATCACCATTTGAAAGAGCTTCAAAAATACTCCTCAAAAGATTACCATGATAAAGACTATATTTAGTCTGCTCTTCATTACTCCATTCAATGAAAGGTTTCATTACATCATCAATGTAATAACCATTAGTCTGTAAGATACCATTCCCCATGTAAGTAATCCCATAACCATTTACATACCTACGAAAATCATAAACATCTTCATCGTCTTTATGTAAGTCGATTATTTTTTTCATGTGGATTGCCACCTTAATTAAATCATCAATTAAACTACACATATCTATGTGTCCTTGATTATCAGGATTTTCCTCATTAAATTTTTTCCTTCTATTATAAAGGTCAGTCTTTTCTATAGTCGCAAGTGTTTGCATATTTACCTCTCTATTTATTTAAGTTTCGCCTTTTGGCTCTAGCTTGTTTTCTTTTTAGATGTAGTCGTGCTTGTCGCATACCTCTAAATTCTATCCCGTCTAAAAAGACACGATAATGTCCATGCTCATTCTGTTTCCAGATAGGTTTTTCTTTAGTCATTTGGTTTCCTCCATTTAAAAATTTCTCTTTCGAGGTGGCACTACTTTAGCCGAACCACCTCCAAAAAGCAATATGTGTAAGACTACTATAAGCGATAGCTAGTAAGGGTTAGGAGAGTTATATGAAAAAAATGCCCTCACTAGCTATCTAAAAACAGTGCAGTTGATTTTAAAGTAGTTCAATGTCATGGGTGTTTCCCATTTTCTTACACTCTATTTTTTATTTAGGTGGTTTCGGTCTATCCACCATAACAAGTATCGTTTTACTGCAAATCCCAAC